GGACAAGCACTAACTAAAGATAAAGAAGGTTATAAAACATGGCAATAGATAAAGCTAAAATGAAATGTAATTCACCTAAAAGACAAATATCAGGTGGTAAGAAATTTGTAGTTAAAGCTTGTAAAGGTGGCAAGGAAAAGATTATAAGATATGGTGATGCCAATATGACTATAAAGAAAAACATTCCTGCAAGACGAAAGTCTTTTAGAGCTAGACATAAATGCGAAACTGCTAAAGATGTATTTAGTGCTAGATATTGGAGTTGTAAAAAATGGTAAAAAAATTCTTGATAAAAAGTATAGTTAAGTTAAGAATGCTATATGCCGATTTAAGAGGTCATCATGGTAAAAGATGGAACTATGAACCTTCTGATTGGTATATGGGTAAACATAAAAGGAGAAAATAATATGCCAATGGTTAATGGAAAAAAATACCCTTACACTAAAAAAGGTAAGGCAGCTGCAAAAAAAGCTAAAATGAAAAAATATAAGAAAAAGAAATAATGAAAAAAGGTTATCACAAAACTAAAGATGGTCGTACAGTTAAAAAAGGATTGTACTACTATATGAATAAGAAAAAAAAGTCTGGCAAAAGTAAGCCAGGTAAAGGAACAGTTTCTGATAAAGCATTAAGAAAAGCAAAGAGAACTGCTAAGAAAAAATAATTGTTATTAGGTGTAGTTGCTTGTCAACTGGGTATGATGGAGGGGTAAACAATATTCGTATGTCTAAAACTTGGATAAGAAAAGAAAAGATAGCTGACGTTGGTAAGTGTAGATATTGTAAAGCAGATATGATTTCTACTGATTCCTTTGTAGCCTTTGCTAATCACACTAAAGCTCATTATAAATGTATGAAAGAAGATGATCTTAAACCTAAATCAAAGTTTGATTGGTAGGGGAGTTTCCTCCCCCACAAATATTACTTTATTTTTGTATTACATATTTAAATGGTGCATGACGCCATTTAGTTTTATTTTCTTCTAAGGACTCCTTAATGGCTAACCTACATTGCTCCTCAGCTTCCTTTTCAGTTTTACCAACACCCCAAGCATGAGCTAGTCCTCTGTTGCCTATAGCATGACAAAGTATTTCTTTATCAAGAAGATCAACTTTTTCTATATCAACCTCTATTCCTTTATTTTTCATTTTCTCTCCTTTTATTTTTTATTTATTTATTTAGAGAGTATATCATATTGAGTTTTTCAATTTTTTAGAAAAAAATATTTTTATTGAAGAATAGACGATTGTAGTTTTAGGGTGTTTCAGTTTAGGTGCGACAATTATTTGCTTAGCGACTTTTTAGGTGTTTTTTAATATCCCCAAAATTTCTTAGCATTATTTAAATAATCTTCGTTAGCATCATTGTTCCAAAACATATGTGTAAAGTCTGGTTGAATATAATCTTTAAGAACATTTGGATCATTACTAATCTTCATTAAGTTTTGCCTAACCTTAGCTCTTTGAATTATTCTAGGTATTCTTTTCTTAATATTCTCAGGCTTTAGCTCATCACAATTATCTGCATGATAAACTCTAAATTCTTTCTCATTTACATAACAAAGATAAACTGGAACCTCAAATACTGAATAATAGAAATCAACTTGTAATAAATTATGGGGTGATGGTCTGTCAGGTAGTTTACCTGGAAACCAAGACCTAGTTCCATCCTTTTTAACAATACCCCTTCTTGGCATTTTACATTTATCTTCAATAATAAGATTATCTCCTTTTAAATCTATGTAACCATGAACAGGAATATTGATACCATCAAACCATTTAAAAGCTTCTACCTCTGGTTTACATTTATCATAACCAGGAATAGTTTGGTGAGCCTTATGACAGTTAGCAATCATTAAAGGTACTATGCTTTTATAGTAACTTAATTTCTCTTGGTCATCAGGTGTAAGTGCAACTAGTTTATCTAGTTTATCTTTTACAGGAACAAACATTATAATTTACCTTCTATGTTATCTATAGCTTCCTCAAAAGCTTTATTAAAAATATCTGCTTCTGTTGGCTTGTCTGCAAATTGAGTATCTTGTAAAAAATAAGATATAGGTTTTTTTAGATATTGACCAATTTCAAATAATCGAACTAAGGGTATTCGGTTTTCCCCTTTTTCATATTTTTGAATTTGTTGAAACGTAGTATTAACTGCTTTAGCAACTTTAGTTTGAGTAATTAAAAATTGCTTACCAGTAAATTGATTGACATTAGTTTTTCTAGCTTCTTTTATTCTTTTACCAATAGCTCTGTAAAACTCTATATCTTTCTTAAACACATTTGGCTTGTCTTCTTTCATTTTGTTTCCTTCCTTTAATTTAGAGTATAAAATCCCTAAGTAGTTTATGCAACTTTTTGTATATGCTAATTAAGCATATAAAAATCTAGCGTCTTTATTCTCAGCTTCAACTATTCTTCTATATGTTTTAATATAGTTTTTCATAGCATCTAGAGTGTGAACACATTGTCTTCTGTTCTTACCATTCATTATTTCTTTATGGTTTTTCTCTAGTTTTTGATAAAGCCTAATATTGCTATTACTTAGAGCCATCATTCTCCTCATTGACTATTTTTATATTTGCCTTCAAAAGTTTGCTGTCAATGATATTTACTTTTGCAAACTCAGTAGGCATTTTTTGATTATGTGCTTTTTTAGTTGCTTCTTCAACTGTTGCACCATCAAAAAATTCTTCAAAATCAGCTGCTACCTCTAAACTAGATGTCTTTAAAACTTTAATCATTTAAAACCACATTTCTGCTATAACCTGCATAATCTCTTTTAAGTTCTTGTCGTTCCTCTAGTTTATCAATTAGTACACTAACTGAATTTTTACTCTTATATCCCATCTCACTAGCCATTTCTAAAAAGGTCGGCATATATCCATGTTTTGTACTATAATTTTTAATAAAATGCAATAGCTTCAACATTTTTGGAGTCATAGGTCTTCTACCTCTTTGTTTTGTTTTCATCTACTACCAACCTTCTCAATAATTCTGTGTACCCATTAATATCATCAAATGAATCAGCTTTATATTTATCTGATTGCATAACTCTCCAACACTTTAAAAAAATCATAAATAAACCAAAGAACTTTAAAGGAACTTTAACTGTTTTGTTATTATGAATTGTTAAATATTTCTCCATCATACCAACCATTGCATAGCTAGTGTGATCGAAATGACCATAATCACCTTGTTTTTCATGTAATAATTTATCTAAATTATTCATAAATTTTATATTGTTATCTGACATAATTCCCTTCTGTATCTTTGCACCAATGAGCTGCTACTTGTTTATTTTTGTATCTAACACCTATTGGTAAATAATCTATTGTTGTAACCTTTTCTAATCTATCCTGGCAAGTTGTAGAGGAACTACCAAAAGGAACTGTAACTTTTTCAATAGTCCCATCTACAAAAAACATAAACAGAAAGATAAATTTCACTAATTAAAATGGAATTTCTTTACTCTCTGCTTTAGGTTGCTTAGGTTTATATTCATTCTTATAACCAGAAAGAATAGTACCTGCATCATTTAACCAACCGATTAAACCTTTTTGACCACCTGCTTCAGGGTAATTCATCTCACCAGTAAACTTGTCATCACCTTTGAAGATAACTCCAACTTGTGCAAATACTTTTACAAATCTAGTGTTACCATCTTTAGATTGACCTTTTACTCCTAAGATTGTTCCTTTGTTACCATTGTCTAATGTAACATTTCCTGAAAAATCTAATTTAATAGCTCTTTCATTACTTGCATCAAATGGGAATAATACCCAATCTTTTTGCTTAGCACTACCATTGTTGTCTGTTGACATTGTTTTGTCCTCCATTTTTCTTTATTAGTTGTTGTTGTTGTTCGAATAATTTTTCAATTTTTTGATCTGAATTATTATTCTTTTTCCAATCAGAGTATAAAGCGGTCAACTTTGTTTCGGTTGTTTGCTTTTTTATTTCATTCTCAATTGAATTGGTTTTGTTATTACTTTGAGTAGTTTTATTTTGATTATTCAAAGCATTAACTAATTCTTCTGCACTAGCATATTCTGAACCAGATAATCCAAATGCTGCCAAACATCTTCCAAGAGCTGAACTAGAACAATTTTCTAATGCACTTGTTTTATTGATGAATGAAGAATTTCTAAACTCCTCTGCTGTACCTACTGCATAAATTGTATCTGATATATAAAGTTCAGTTTTAACAATTACTCTTTCGGCATCATGGAATAAAACTTCTTCATTAAATCTAGCTTCTGGAAAATATTGTAATAAATGTTTATGTCTTTCATTTACTGTAGAATATTTCTTTCCTTTAATATTTACAGTTGGAATGTTTATTAAATTCTCTAAACACTCTTTACGTCTTTCTTTAAAGCCGCCTTTACTTTTTTCTTCTGCTACTGTCTTTTTTACTGTCGTCATTTTTCTTGTTTCCTTCCTTTAGTTTTTTATTTTCTTCTATTTGTTGTTGATCTTTTAAAACTTTTAATTCTAAATAACTTTTATTCTTAGCCATCATTCTTTCTTCTAATTGTTTTAATTCTACTTTTTTTCTAAGCTCAGTTATTTCCTCATCTCTTTTTAAAAGTAAATCCTTATAGCTTTTAACCTCTTGCTCAAACCCTCTGATCTTTGTTTGCATTTTAGCAAGTTCCATCATTATCTTATCTGACATTATTTTTTACCTTTCATTACTTCTTCTAGTGTTAAATTATGAACAATCATATCTTGAACTGCCTGACCTACAATTCCTCCTATATCCATATTTAAATTACCTAATAAAGCTTTTCTTTCTGCTGCTGTTAAGATTACATAATCATTAAACCATAAGTCTAAACTTTTATTAAGCTGACTTGGACTAAGATGATCTGCGGTAAAGCAACCATTTTCTTCTTTTTTATTCCATTCTTTTCCAATTGTTTTTAACATTTGTTCCTTTCTATTTTATGTACGAATATTGTCAATAAATAATACAAAATTAATTCCCCTAATAGTTTTATAAATCATTTATATTATATAGTTCTTTAATATCTACCTTGTAAACCGCAGGTCTATTGTTGTAACCAAAGTTTGTTAATCGTTCTGGCATATCTTGTGTAAAAGGAAACCAACCTAATATTGAAAATTCAAAATTACCTTCATGTATAATTAAAATATATTTTCCTTTTTTCTCTCCAGGTCTTATTATTAAAAAATTATAATCTTTCTTTTCTTGGGTTCTTATTTCAATATTACCTTGAAAGTCTGAGTCTGTATATCTCTCTAAATTATCAGTATAAGAACCATTATAAAATTTATTAAATGCTTTGGCGTAAGCTACCTCACCTAATGCACCTAAGAAAGAATCTGCTATTTGTTTTCTGTAATCTCCTTGATAACCATAGGAGAAACCTTTTCCCATTTTAAGATTGCCAATAAATCTTTTAGATGCCACACTAAGAGCCATCTCAACTTCGTTTGATTCTAATTTAACTTTCATTATTTGATCCTTTTATTAGTTGTTTAATTATAGTTGTTGAGGGGTTAAAATCGTAATCTTTTAGAAAACAACCTGATAGAAATATAAATATTATTAAGTATTTCATTTATTACCCCATTGATCCGCCATAGCTTTAGCAACACCAATAAAGGTTTTACTTCTAGCTATACTTCTTTCTTTGGGAGATAGACTCCATGCTTTAACAAACCATGTTGCCATTGTTTTACCACTTTTAAATTTAGTTCTTTCCGGTGGTTCAACAACATTAGTATGTTCAAGTTTAGGTAAACCTTTTAACCATAAACAAGTTTTTTTTTCAAAAGCATCTCCAAAGTGATAAGGGTGAAATATCTGGTCTGGTTTTCTCCATCTTGTACTCATTGTGCCAATAGGATTTTCAATAGCTATTTTATCACAATCAGCATTAGCAATATTCATAAAAAATTTAACTGCTTCATCTCTATCTTTATGTCTTTGAATAGCCTTATCTCCATATTTTTCAATATTGAACCAAGCATTACCGGTAACAGTTAAATAAGTACATGGTGGAAAAGCAATTATCATATCCCATTTATCTTTTATAACTTCTGATAAGTCTTTTTTTAAATGCCATTCTGGGTGTCCACCACTACAATCTAAAATATCACAACTATATGCTTCATGTCCTAATGCTCTAAATTCTTTTGTTACTGCTTGGCTTTCTTCACAAGCTACTAATACTTTCATATTTTTCTCCTTGCAAATATTGTTCTCCAACACCATGATCTAATCATAGATATAGCTGTAAATATTACTGCTATGTGAAAACTCTCTAATATTGTTGGGTGTAAATCAAAAAATGGAAATATAAATAATTGAATAAGAGTAGATAATATTAAACCACTTCCAACATCTATAAAAGTTTCAAATAAA